GTGGATGATCCAAATGTATTATTTCAGGCACAGGCAGATGCGGTTATGGCTCAATCTGACCTAGGCATGTGTACTACATTCGCAGCAGTGCAATCTACTTCTACAGGTAGCACTGTGACTGGAAACTCTAATACGGCGTTAGACGCAGATGCAACTTCAGCTACAAAAGCTTTTAAAATTGTAGGCTTCGTATCACCGCCAACAGATGCGTTTCCAGATATTCTAGTCAAATTTGCTCCTAGTTATCACTCGATGACTGTGGACAAAGGTCAAGCGTAAGGAGACTGATTAATGGCTATTTCACGCGCACAGCTCCTCAAAGAGCTACTTCCCGGCTTAAACGCATTGTACGGCTTGGAATATGAGAAGTACGAAAACGAACACACTGAAATCTATGAGACAGAAACTTCAGACAGAAGCTTTGAAGAAGAAGTCAAGTTAAGTGGGTTTGGTGCAGCTCCTGTGAAAGCAGAAGGTGCAGCAATTTCGTATGATAACGCACAAGAGCATTATACTGCTCGCTACAACCATGAGACCGTTGCAATGGGTTTCTCTATCACTGAAGAAGCGATGGAAGACAACTTGTACGACTCATTGTCTGCTCGTTACACAAAAGCACTAGCTCGCGCTATGGCTTACACCAAGCAGACTAAGGCGGCAGCTTTGTTGAACACAGGTTTTACAACCTTCAACTCTGGCGATGGCGTTACATTGTTTGCTACTAACCACCCAACTGTGGGCGGTGGTACAAACGCTAACAAGCTTGCAGTTAATGCAGACTTGAACGAAACTTCACTAGAGCAAGCAGTTATTGATATTGCAGCGTTCACAGACGAACGTGGCCTATTGATTGCGGCTCGCCCTCGTAAGTTGATCGTTCCACCTGCATTGATGTTCGTGGCAACAAGACTGCTACAGACAGAGCTTCGCACAGGTACAGCGGATAACGATACAAACGCATTGCGTTCAAATGGATCGATCCCTGAAGGATACCGTGTGAACCACTATCTAACGGACACAGATGCATTCTTCATCACAACAGACATTCCAAATGGTATGAAGCATTTCGAGCGTACCACTATGTCAACATCTATGGATGGAGATTTCGATACAGGTAATGTTCGATACAAAGCTCGTGAGCGTTATTCTTTCGGTGTATCAGATCCATTAGGAATTTTCGGTTCACCGGGTGCATAATTTATGATATAGGGGTAGTAGTCCTCCCAAGGACATTTACTTCTCCCAGTAAATAGGGGCAGCTTGCAGGAGTTGCCCCTTTCTTTTTTAAAAAATTATGTTATGATCTTTTTAGGGGCAACATTAGCCTTGCAGACAGGACACTCCCCGACCTGACGTTGCACAGACTGCTAGGCGAAACCTTGTGCAAGGGGTATTTATTATGGCATCAACTACATTTTCAGGCCCAGTGACATCTTCTGATGGTTTTGTGGGCGATATTAAACTTCCAACATTTACTGTAGCCACAGCACCATCCGCTTCTACTGCAGGTGCAGGTACACTTATCTTTGTTTCTAATGGAGCAGCAGGAAACCCTGTTTTAGCTTATTCTGATGGAACTAACTTTCTACGTTGTGATACTCGCGCCACCATTGCAGCTTCATAGGTGAAGCATGGGTAGATTTTCACCACCAAGCGCGGAAGAGTTAGCTGCTCGTGGGTTAGATCCAGATGGCAACCCACTGAAAGTATGGACTAATACTAAAAAAGTTCGCGCAAGAAACAGCGATGGAACGCTAAAAGCAGATGATCCGAACACTCCTGAAAACGAGGCGTGGGAAGAAGTACCTGTTAAAAAGCGTGGTCGTCCTAAGAAAAAAGGATAAGCTATGTCTAGTGATGTACAGTCAAAGCGTGTCACAGGAACAGGCTCACTCGCAGTTGGCCCTGCTCGCATACGGCAGATACATGTTTTATCGGGATCGGGTACACCTCGATTAACTATCTCAGACGGTAACGGTGGAGCTACAGTTCTAGACTTAGATCTAAAAGCTTCTGACGTTCATGCTGTAAACATCCCAGATGATGGGATTAGGGTTAGTGACATATTTGTTGCTACCGCTACAGCTCTAACTGCAGTTACAGTCTTCTATAACTAATGTTATGGCTGCTCGTAAAGGAACGATGAAGGGTCACACCATCAAGGGGGGGCATAAACGCCCCACCAAAAAAGGTGCAGGAATGACCGCCAAAGGGGTAGCTAAGTACCGAAGGGATAACCCCGGTTCTAAGCTCAAAACTGCTGTGACTGGTAAAGTTAAGAAGGGCAGTAAGGCCGCAAAGCGGCGTAAGTCTTTCTGCGCTAGATCTGCAGGACAGATGAAGAAGTTTCCAAAAGCAGCAAAAGATCCAAACAGCCGTTTAAGACAGGCTAGGAAGAGATGGAAGTGTTAACATGGCTGAAAGACCAAGAAATAGAAAAGTTGATAGAGGACTTATCGATCAAGGTGGAGTAACTCCTCTTAGGGCGTTAATGGTAGGTTTGCTAAATCGCAGAGAAAGAAAAAAAGACCGCAAGTATCAAAAGTCTTTAAAAAAAATGGGCATGTTTGATGAGGGCGGTGGTAGAGCCAATGTTCCACCTAAAAAGAAAAAAACAACACCTAAAAAGAATAAACCAATGAAGGTATATAAAACTGCTAAGGGTGGAAAAATAGATGGTATTGCTATTAGAGGTAAAACCAAAGGTACAATTAGGTGACTATCTCAAGATCAAATATACCCAGTCAAATGAAAGGAAGCTCTCGTATGGGATTTCAATCTACAGGTGATGACGCAAAAGACTTAGCAATGCTTAGAGCTGCTAAGAATATAGATGATGGCCCTGTTAGCATGAAAAGAGGCGGCAAGGTTAAGAAGAAGTCTAAAAGCCGTGTCAATGAGGCAGGTAACTATACTAAACCGGGTCTTAGAAAGCGCATATTTAATAGAATAAAAGCGGGTGGCAAAGGTGGCGCTCCGGGTCAATGGTCAGCCAGAAAAGCTCAAATGATGGCTAAAGCTTATAAAAAAGCAGGTGGGGGCTACAGAGATTGAACGAGATAGAGAAAGATCTTAGAAGTTGGTCAGTTGAGGTTTTGGAAGTTCCAAGTCAAGACCTCAAAGGTCTTTCTCCGTGTCCGTATGCCAAGAATGCTTGGGAAAAAGATAAAGTATTAGTAATACAAACTGATGATATATTTGCAGAAAGCTTAAGACAGTGTTCTGATATGCCGTTGACTGACAAAGAACTTATCGTTGTTGCTTCCTATGACATACCAGAAATAAAAAAATTTAATAAGTATGTTCAAAACCTTAACATACTTTTCGATACTCTTCATTGTATGGAGTTTCACCCAGACTATGGGGCAGAAGATGCAGATTTAGACTTTCTATATGATAATGATTGGGAAAGCTCACTAGATAAGCCTTATTGCATGATATTTATTCAAGACCTCGAACAAGTGGTTCGAGCAAGTGACAAGTTACAAACATTGGGTTACTATGATGTGTATCCTGATGAGGAGTATGAAGAGTTAGTCGTTAATAGAAAGAGGAGACTTGATGATGGCTATGAAGCCTAGAGCAATGAAAAAGAAGCCAATAGCAATGAAGCGTGGCGGAAAGAAAATGATGCGTGGCGGTATGGCTAAAAAGCCTATGGCTATGAAACGTGGCGGTAAAGCGAAGAAAAAGTAATGCCGCTAAAAAAGTCACAAAGAAGCCTTAAGAACTGGACTAAGCAGAAATGGCGTACCAAAAGCGGTAAGCCATCTACGCAGGGTCGTAAGGCTACTGGTGAGAGATACCTGCCTTCTGCAGCCATAAAAGCTCTAAGTCCTGCCGAATACGCGGCTACCTCCCGGGCAAAGAGAAAAGGTAAGAAGGCAGGTAAGCAACATGTAAAACAACCAAAGAAGATAGCAAAAAAGACAAGAAGTTATAGATAAATGCCTCGTAATTATCGAAAAGAATATGATAACTACCATAAATCTTCTACTCAGAAGAAGAGAAGGGCATCTCGAAACACAGCACGAGCCAAGATGGTGAAGGCAGGTAAAGCGAAAAAAGGTGATGGAAAAGACGTTGATCACAAGAACGGAAATCCGCGTGATAACTCTAGAAAGAACCTAAAGATGAAAACAAAGGCTAGAAACAGGAGTTTTCCTAGAAACTCTAAGGCCAAGAAACGGTAGGATAAAATGGCAGTCGTTACACCAGATTTACCTGATATATTCGAAGAGGCGTATGAACGTGCAGGTTTAGAGCTAAACACAGGCTACGATCTTCGAACAGCGAGACGTAGCCTTAATATCATGTTGCTTGAGTGGCAAAATAGAGGTCTTAATCTATTCACAATAGATGAAGGCACTCTAGCTTTAACAGCAGGTGTAGAGACGTATAATATGCCTATAGATACCATTGATGTGATTGAGCATCAGATACGGACTGGGCAGGGCGTAAATCAGATTGATTCTGCTTTGCAGCGTATATCCGTTTCAACCTATGCGGCTCAATCTAATAAAAACACTACAGGTAAACCTACTCAAATATTTGTGCAAAGATTAGCTACAGCAACAAAAGTTACTCTTTGGCCTGTTCCAGATACAGCCTACACTTTTGCATATCATCGCTTGAAAGGTATAGATGGGTTAGCTACAGGAGTTGGCACAACAGCCGCGATACCGCCAAGATTTATCCCGTGCCTTGTCTCTGGTTTAGCTTATCAAATAGCTATGAAAAAACCAGAAGCTGCAGCTAGAGTTATGCCCTTAAAACAAGAGTATGAGTATCAGTTTGAGCTTGCAGCAGGTGAAGATGCAGAAACAGCATCTATTAAGTTTGTTCCATATAATACGTTTGTACTGGGTGGTGGATGACAATTGCTAAAGCCAAATATGCTTATGGTTACTGTGACAGAACAGGCTTCAGGTATCCACTGAATGAGCTTGTTGACGAGTTTCAGAATGGCGTAAAGACGGGGTTAAGAGTTGGTAGGGATGTTGCTGATGGCGACCACCCTCAAAACTTTCTTGGCAGAATGAGAATATTTGACCCTCAAAGTCTTGCAAATGCTAGGCCAGATAGATCGTTAGAACAAAGCAGACAGTTATTTGGGTTTAATCCTGTTTGGAACCCTGCACAATACATGACCGCATCTGTAGGTACAGTTACTGTAAACTTCAATGAAAGCCTTGCAACAGTCACAGGTACGCCTCTAACAGCCACTGTTGGCACTGTTATAGCTAATGTGTTTACTGCAAATGCAAACGCTCCAAATGCTGCTATAGGTGGAGTAGGCTCAGTTAATGTACTAGGGGTAGAGGCGATTGCAACTCCAAACGGAGTCTCAGCTACTGGTGGTACATCTTCACCTACCGTTTCAACTAATGTGGCGCAATCTTTTGCTGTTACTGTACAAAGCACTGGATACGGAAATAAGTACTTTATTGATGGCTCACAACAGCCCACAGGAACGCTAAATGAAGGTAGCACCTATACATTTGATCAGTCTGACTCAAGTAACAGCGGTCATCCTTTAAGGTTCTCTACTACACCAGATGGAACTCATGGAAGCGGCGTAGAGTATACAACTGGGGTGACAACTGGTGGTACAGCAGGAAACGCAGGTGCTTATACTAGAATTACTGTAGCTTCAGGCGCACCAACTCTGTACTACTATTGTACAAATCATAGTGGCATGGGAGGCCAAGCGAATACGCCTTAATGGTGGATTTGAAAATTTAAACATGTTAAAATAAGTTCAATTGAACTTTTTTGGAGGTCGAAATGGCAACAAAAGGAAGAAATAAACCAAGAGTGCGCGGCACTAAAAAGATGGTTGATAATATAAAAAGTGCAGGTAAAAAAATTTTAAGAGACAGCGCACCTGCAGCCGTTGTTAGAGGTGCTAGGTCTGGATTTAATAAAATTAAAGAAGTAGTAGATAATGAGAGAAAACTTAAAAAATCTAGCTCTGCTCCGTCTGCATCTCTTAGGCCAAAGCCAAGACCAAAGGCGACTTCTTTAAGGCCAAAAGTAAGACCTACAAAGAAATCAGCAGCAGGTGGAAGCCTTAAGTCAGTTCCTGAAGGAAACAAAGGACTAAAGAAGTTGCCTACGGCTGTTCGTAACAAAATGGGTTACATGAAAAAAGGTGGTTCTTGCCGTGGTATGGGTAAGGCTACAAGAGGCGGAAGCTACGGCAGAATGGGATAAGTTCAAATGAACTATACAGAGTTAACACAGGCTATAAAGGACTATACGGAAAACACAGAGACTTCTTTTGTGGCTAACATTCCTACGTTTGTCCGTCAGGCAGAAGAGAAGATATTGCGTCAGGTTCTCATACCAGAGCTTAGAAAAGCTTCTACTGGTTCTACTGCGGCAAGTTCTCAGTATCTGGCTAGGCCAAGTGATATGATAGCCGTGTACTCTATAGCTATACAGGATGGGAATGGTAACTGGAGCTATCTCTTAAACAAGAACGTGACTTATATGAAAGAAGCATACCCTGCTTCTGATACAGGCTTACCTAAGTATTATGGTCAGTTTGTTGGGGGTACAACAAACACTCCGGGTTTTTTCATATTAGCGCCAACTCCAGATCAAGCCTATCTAGCTCAAATAAATTACTATTACGATCCACCATCTATTGTAACAGCGGGTACAACATGGTTGGGTGACAATGCCGAAACAGCTTTGCTGTATGGGTCATTATTAGAAGCTTATTCGTTTATGAAAGGTGATACAGAACTTATGAACGAGTATAGAAAACAACATCAACTGGCTATGCAAGCATTTACCAAGGTGGGTGGTCTGCTGCAACAAGATGGCTATAGAAATGGGGAGGAGGGCTACGGCCCTGATGAAGCTAATGTTTAAGTTTAATATAGATGTACCAAAAGAACCTATAGTTAACATAAAAACTACAGAGAATAGAGGGTTTACACCTGATGAGGTAGCAGAGAGATGTGTAGAGAAATTGATAAGCGTTTCTGAAGGATCACATCCTGCTATTAGAGATCAGGCAAATGCCTTCAAAAAGCACATGGAAAAAGTGGTTGCATTTTATATGCGAGAAGCTATTCGCAGTGACCGCACAACCGTGTATAATGCCTTGAAAGACGCGGGGCATCCTAAACTTGCCGAACTAATAAGG